CCTGCTTGAACCGCGAGAGCGCGTTCTTGATCCGGCCGACGTCGGCCGCGTTGCCATCGTCGCCGAGCGGGTACGCCAGGTTGACCGGGTCGCCGTACAGCTTCTCGGTCGTCGGGTCACCCTTCGGATAGGTGAGGCTGGCGTCGTCGCGGATCTCGATGCCGTACGACTTCGCCCGGCCCTCGAGCGCGTCGCGCTTGGTCTCGTCGTCGGCGTCGGCCGCCGGCACCGCCTTCTCCGTGTCGTCGTTCTTCACGACGAGCCAGGAGTCCTGTCGGTTCGCGCCCTTCGGCACGACCGACACGAACGACGGCTTGATGTTCGAGAGCTGCGTCAGCTTCGAGTGATCCGGCTCCTGCGGCTTCGCCTTGAGTACCATCTAACCCTCCGCGGACGGCTGCTCGATCGGCTGCTCCGTCGCCGTCCCTCCGATCGAGTACGCGCCGAGCTTGCCGGACTTGATCAGCGGCCAGACCTTGCCCTTGGTGTTCCAGAGCGTCGTCACCAGCCAGGTTCCCTGGCGGACCTTCTGCTTGGTGCCGTCCGGCTTCTCGAACTCGACGTCTCCGTGCGTCACGTCCGACCCGACGACACCGATGATCTCCTCTTTCCCCAGCTTCTGCCAGGAGTGCAGGAGATCGACCGCTCCGCCGTTCAGCATCCAGACGTACGCGGCCTTCTCGACGTCGGCCTTGTTGTAAACGTCGTTCTGCGTGTCCGGTTCGAACGGTGCACCGTCCTTACCGTCGTTCGGCTCGAGCACGATGCCGATCGCGATCCCCTCGTCGCCGGCCTCCGCCTTGAACAAGAAGGTCGCCGGCTGCTCGTCGAACAGCTTCTGCACCTTTGCGATCTCGGGATCGACCTCGGTGTCCTCCGGGCCGTCGGCGTCCTGCTCGAGCTGGTCATCGCTGGCCTCGACGAACAGCATCTCGCCGTCGTCGATCGCCTTGAAGGTCAGCGCCGTTCCCAGCTCGGCGATCGGCGTGGCGAACGTGCCGACCGCGGGCTCGCCGACCTTGTCCCCGGACCACTCCTCGGCCATCACGACGAGCGTGTCGCCGGAGATGCCGCCATCGAAAAAGACGACGGTCTCGCCGTCTTTTCCGATCCCGCGGAGTAGTGTCAGGTGCTCGCTCACGACTACAGATCCTCGAGGTCGTTGGGCTCGTTGCCGGCGACCTCGACGTCGTCGAGTTCGGGAGCCAAGTCACCGTCCCAGAGACCCTCGCCGGACTCCTTCTCGAGGTCGTCGTAGGACTTCTTCTTGTCGGACGGGACCGCCTCGCCGACCTTCCAGCCGCACTTCGGGCAGACGGACTTCCCGAGCATCGGGGCGTTGCACGCCTCGCAGGTCGTCGGGACGTCGGCCTTGTCGTCGGCCTTGCCGTCCTTCTTTTTCTCGTCGTCGGCCTTGGCGTCCTTCTCCTCGTCGTCCTTGCCCTCGTCGTCGGCCTTGGTGAGCAACTCGGCGGCCTTCTCGAAGTCCGACTCCTCGAGCTTCTCGTCGGTCTCGGCGGCCTTGGCGACCAGCGCGGTGATGGCCGACTTGACGGCGGACTGGACATCCCAGGAGTTGTCGAACGCCTTGTACACGTCCTCCCTGGTCAGCGTCTTGTCGCCGGAGTCGAGGCGGGCCTTGAGCGCTGCGATCTGCGCGACGAACCCGTCGATCATCTCCTTGGCGAGCATGATCGTGATCTTCTCGGCCTTCTCGGTCTCGGCCTCGGGCTCCTCGCCGCCCTTGCTGAGCGTCTCGACGGCCTTGCGCAGCTCGGCCAGTTCGGCGCGCAGCCCGGCGATCTCCGCTGAGCTGTCCTTCTCCTTTGCCACCTCGAACGCGACGACCGCGTCCGGGTCGTCGTTGTGCTCCTGCGCCTCGAGCGAGTCGAGGTTCTTGCGCAGCAACGCGGCCCGCTTCGGGTCCGGGTTCGCGGTGATCGCGGCGGCCTCACGGTCGACGATGTCGAGCGCCTCGGAGAGCTTCATCGTCTTGACCAGGGTCTCGAACTCGCCGCCCTTTTTCGTGGCGGTCAGCTCGGACAGGGTCTTGTTGATTTCCGCGAGCTGCTTCTCCTCGTCGTCGTCGCGGTCGGCCTTTGCGAGCAGTGCCTGCTGACGCTGAACCAGTTCGTTGATGTCCATCGTTTACCTCACTTCTGCGTTCGGGCGCCAGCCGTGACGATCGGTTGGCACGAATGTCTCGCCGTCCAACTCCGCGCGAAGTGCGCGCGGCAGCATGTCCAGAATTTTTCGGAGCGGCCAGTGTAGTTCTCCGCGCAGGGTCCGTACCCATTTCTCGCAGATTTTGAACCGCTCTTTGATGACCGACTCAGCAACCGAACCCTCTCGGACCGCCCCCGTGAGTTTCGGATCGTCGTCGAATGAGTCCCTGACGACCTTGATGCAACCAAAGATAACACGCTTCTTCTGGTCGTTGTCAAGCATCAATCCGTCTGCCCAGCTCCCGTTGAATCTGGCCGGGACCATGATCCCGCTCGGCCTGGTGATGAAGTCCGTCATCGTTCGCCCCTTTTGCTAGGCCACACAATCGCGGCCGGTTCTACTTCCATTCCGATCGCACCGAGAGAAATCACCAGCGCGTTGAGCGTCCCGTCGAACCCGCGCCAGCCCCTGACGCGCTTGTCCTCGGACACAAACTCAGCGCGGAGCAGGTCGCGCCGCGCAGCGATGATCCCGCGGATTTTCTGAGCGTCCTCCCGGTGTCCCTGCTCGGCGATCACTCGGCCGACACCTTGCCTCCGGCCGCCCTTGAAGTGCATCGTCGCGACGCGCTTCTTCGTCCGCACCAGACGGATCGGGATCTTCATCTTCACCGGAACGCCCCCTTCGCCGCGGCGGCGACGATCCCGACGTGTTCCGGGTTGACATCCCAGAGCATCGCCAGCGTCGCCTCCCGGCCCGGCTCGAGCGCGGCCTGGACGACGGCCTCGAGCTGGCGTGGCTCCCCGCCGCAGGAGATGTCGCCCCAGCGACCGAGGAGCAGTTCGACACCGTTGTCGACGAACGGATCCCCGTCGAACGCGAACATCCGTTGCGCCGCCGCGAGCGCCTCGTCCGTCATGCCGCGGGCCTTCTCCCTCTCCGGTGTCGGTGGCTTCTCCTTGCCCTTGAACCCGTCGCGGATGATCTCTCCCTTGCGCTTGATCGTGAGCGCCTGTCCCCCGTTCTTGTCGACCGCCTGTGACAGCCGCTCGTTGATCCGCTTGGCCTCGTCTTGCATCCGCCGGATCGCCTGTCGCCGGATGGACACGTTCTCAATGAGACCGTACTGTTCGAACGGATCGTCGACGTCCGGCGGTAGCTCTCCGGTCATCGTCGGGAAGTCCGGTGTCGGCTCCGGAACGAGCAGCGCCGGTCGTTGGATCTGCTCAGGAGTGAACGCGCGAGACGCGACCGCCGGCGCCGCGAACATCGCCGCCGGCAGCCCGGCCACCGTCGTCGGCCGCGGCGGAAGCTGGGGTGTCTTGGCCGACGGTATTGCACCGGCCAGCGACCTTGCCTGGTATCCGGCCGGGACTCGAAAAATCTGTTCCACCGGAACAGTGATTGTCCTTCACAAGTGGTGATACGGAGGAGCACCGATCAACGCGTTCGGGAGCTGGTTCCCCATCATGCGAGCGTTGAACGTCCCGCGAGCGTCGGTCATCGATGACGGCGGGCTCGAGATGCCAACACCAGAGCGGACGATGTCGGCGAGCCTGGTCCCGTTGGCCGTTGCGATGTACCGCTGCCCTGTCTCCTGGTCGCGCCGCTGGACCATGAACGGGTTGACCCGCTTGATGTCCTCCGGCTTCTGCACCGCGGCGCCCTTCTCGAGCAGGTCGAAGCAGTTGTCGACGGAGATGATCTGTCCGTCGATGAACCGACAGAACACCGTCGTCGCTTCATCTAGCACGGCCTGCAGCTCGAGGTACTCGATCCCCGCGTCGCGGTAGCTCAGCACCTCGCCCCAGGATCGCGCGCGGTTGACCGCGACAGACGCGACGACCCTGGCGTAATTGTTGCCGTACCGGTTCCAGAGATCCGGGAGCGCCAGCTTCAAGTCGCGCCCGATCTGCCCGCGGCCGAGCCCCTGTGCGAGACCGGACTGCACAATCTCCCGGCCGCGGGCCGTGATCCTGTCGGAGCGGAGACCCATCTGCCCGCGGAGGAACCATCCCTGCTGGGTTGCGATCTGCTGGATCGCGCGCCGGTCCGGCATCGAGAACGTCGGTCCGACCCGCGGGAGGAACGTCTGCCGGATGTAGTCGCGCGTTCCCGTCGCCGTCCGCCACAGCTCGACGGTCGTCCGCTTGATCCAGGGAGCGATCAGCGGTTCGAACTGCGCCTTCCGAATCACGCGGTCGGCCTTGACGAACGCCTGGTCGATCTGCTCGCCGGTCGCGTTGCCCCAATCGATGTCGAGCTGGGCCAGGAACTTCTTGAGCAGCGGTTTTGACCAGCGCGCGTCGAGCTTCGACAGATTCCCCGCGAGAGACTGCGCAGCCGCTTCCAGAACCGACGGAGCGGCCGCCCCCTTGGCGAGTATCACGCCAGCCGAGGAGACCGGGAGAGCGGCTCCTGGCGCTTCTGACGGTTCGTACTTGTCCAGCTGCTCGAGTCGCCTGTATAGGAGCTGGTCACCGTGCCCGGCCGCGATCGCCTCGTACAGCGTCACCGGACCGGAGTCGAGCATCGAGAGCGCGACCATCCGAGCCCGGTCGACGCGCTGGGCCTCGAGCCGGATCCTCGTGTCCCCCTGCTCGAGTGCGAACCCGAACGCCGCGCGCGGGTACCGCGGATCGACCTCGGCCACAGCCCAGGCCGTGCGCAGATCGTCGCCGGCCGCGCACTTCGGCCAAAGGGTTGCGAACCCCTCGGCCGGCACAGAGTATGTGTGTTCGTGGGAGTGCATCACCCGATCGTGACCCTGACGAACACCGTCCCGACGGTGTTCGAGGTGGTCGACGTCGTCGCGGTGCTCGCCATCGGGTACCACATTGGGCCGCGGTAGATGTTCACCGGCCACGGCATCGGCCGCGGCATCGGCCGCGGTTGTCCGAGCACCTCGGCCCGCGTGAGCTGGTGCTTGGTGATCAGCCGCTGGGCCTCGGTCCGCGCGGAGGTCCGCTCGTTCTCCTCCGGGTTACGAGCTGGGTCTGCGAGGCGGAGCAGAGATCGGACTCGCTCGATCAGCTTCTGTCGTTCCCTAATCATGCTCGAGCAGTTCCACGGAGAACCCGGCGAGCCGGCCGTCCTCGAACGACTTGTACCGGTGGCTGAACAGGTCGTCGAACGACCAGCTCCTCCCGCACGCCGCGCAGTGGTAGTCGTCACCGTCGAGGTCGAGCACCTCGTCGCAGTACGGGCAGTCGGCCTGCATCGCCAGGAAGCTCGGCGCGTTACTCATCGCCGATCTGCGACTTCCTCGCCAGCCGGCGCTCGGCGTAACGGTTGATGAACTTCATGAACCACGGCGACGCCCAGCTCCCGACGGTTGCGAAGCAGAGCCCGGCCCCCCAATGCCAGAACAACCAGCCGCCGAGCATCCCGAACGCCGGAGCTGAGCCGTACACGAACACCTCGAGCAGGAGCGCGGCCCGCGTCTTGATCCAGCCGGCAGTACGCCAGCGACGGATCACGGCGAGCATCCCGTACGTAAGCAGCGCGGCCATCGCCACGAACAGCCCGGCGAGCATCTGCCAGCTCAGGTCGTTTGGGACGACGGAGTGCCACTGTACCGGGTCGACCCCCGGTGGTACCTGCGCGGGTATCGTCATCGCATCACCTCCGGCTTGACAGCCTCCGCCAAACCACCTTGACCGCGTGAGCTGCGCGCTCGAGTTCGGTCATCTGCGATCGCGCCCGACGGTCGACCTTGACTCCGAGGCGGAACAGGCTGTGCAGGTTCCACAACTCGACGCGGACGCGCGCCATCGAGTCGAGCACGTCGTCGCGCTTGCTCCGCCATCGGATCCAGCGGAACAGCTGCACCGCGCCGACGATGATCAGCGCGGCTGCAAAGCCAAAGAAGAACGCCGCGGCCGGTGGCATCGCTACTGCAGGAACGACGGGCAGCGCGCGGTTTTCTTCGGCCCGATCCACATCCGGCGCCCGTGGTACTGCTTGAGCCGGAGTCCCATACCGGGAACGAAGATCGCCGGGAACTTCTCGTTCTTCTGCTTGAACTCACCGGACGCCGCGCGCTTCACCAGCTCCTCGCTGATCTGCCAGCCGTCCTCGGTGCGGACCGCCGGCAGCCGCCCCTCGGCGAACAGCTCGAGCATCGTGTTCTCCTGGAACCCGAGCAGGTTCCCAGCTTCCTCGGCGGTGAGCGCCGCCTTGACGATCGGCTTCGGCTTCGGCGCCGCCTTCTTCGGCTCCGGCTTCGGCTTCGGCTTCGCCGCCTCTCGCTTCTCGGTGTCGGCCTTCTCCGCCGCCGCCTTCTCGTCGGCCTTGGCGATCTGCTCGTCGGTGGTCTGGTTGATGGCCTTCTTCGGCATCCTATCCTCCCTTTACGTTCAGCACGGGCGCTGCAAAGACACCCTTTGCCTGTCTGAGTTCTGGCGGTAGCTCCACCTGCATCCGCGGATCCGGCCAGTCCTGTTGCACCGTCCCCGATCGGATCCGGAACGTGCGCGCGCACCGCGTCCGACAGGTGCAGGTTATCTTGTCGCGCATCGTCGGCTTCTCGTTCGGTCCCTGCGCAACGTTGACGAACCGAATCCACACCCCGCAGTACGGACACAACATGATGAACGAGCCCGACGGGTTGCCGCTCTCGTCGAGGTGTCGCAGGATCTCACCAGGCCGCGGGCTGATCTTCCGGAGTCTGCCCGGCCTCGGCAGCAGCACGAACGGGCCCTCGATGATCGGCTCAGCTGTCGGCCGCTTCTTCATCGATCACCACGTCGCCGACATCCTCGGCCGGAGACCCCGGCTTGACGTCGTCGAGTCCGACGGACTTGTACCCAGCGAGCTTGAACCCGTAGTCGCGCAGCTTCGCCTCGAGCGCGGCATACTTCGCCTTCATCTCCTCCGGTAGCTCGTCCTCGTCGTTCGGGTTCGCGTTCGGCACAATGCCGACCAGCGTCATCGTCATCGGCTGCTGGCTGGCCCACTCGGCGTCGATCGGATCGAGGTCGCGGTCGAGAGCCTCGGAGGCGATCGCTCGGACCTCGTTCGGCACGAACGCGCCGTGCTTGGCGAAGATGTCGGTCGCCTTCGAGACCTGCTCGAGGTTGGTCGTCGACGGGCCGTTGCTCATGAACTCGATCAGCGTGCACCCGATCTCCGGCATCACCTCTCGATTGATGAACCAGTCGAACGGCCTGCGCTCCGGTGCGTAGACCTGCTGATCGGAGAAGTCGAGTACGGCCCACGCGATCGCGCGGTTCATCGATTCGACCGTCTCGCCGCGGACCATCGGGTGATTCCGGAACGAACCGCCGAGCTTGTTCCGGTTGTCCTGGTCGTACGCGCTGAACGTCGAGTCCTTGATCTGGTCGGCCATCAACGACTGCCACTGGATGTCCGGGATCACCGGCGTATCCCCCGGCCGCCCGGTGATCGCTGGCACCTCGCAGATCAGGATCTTGTGAAACGCGTCGCGCCCCTGCAGGTCATCCTCGATGAACTCCTGCAGCTGGTTTTTCGTCTGGTCTCCCAACTTGCCACCGCGGACGAAGAAGATCCCCGGCGGGACAGACTTGTGATCGAATAGCAGGTAGTTGACCTCGTCGGCCGCGCGGCTCCCGAGCACCGCGAGCAGGTTCCCGATCCACCTCGGCACACCGGCCGGCGTGCGCGGGCTGAACACGTCGAAGTACTTCATCTCGTGAGCGAGCTGGGCCTTCTTGCCTTCCGCCTTCTCGAGGTCGTTGGTCGACTCGTACGTCTTGCCCGTCTTGCGGCTGACGATCCGCGGATCTCCCAGCCCCTTGAAAAACACCGCCTTGTCCGACACCCGCTGGACGTACTTCCGGAAGAAGCGCTGCACCGTAAACGTCCGCGTGGCGATCGGAGAGATCCGCTCGACTTCCTCGGACTCGACCCGCTCCCCGTCGTCCTTGACCGGGTAGACGGTGAAGGCCGGGACGTGAGCGAAGCGCCGCAGCCGGCCGCGGTTGTCGCGCACGGCCTCCCAGCATCCGTGTCCGATGATCTCCTGCTCGGCGCGCTTGCGCTTGCGCAGCTCGGAGAACGAGACCCCGTCCGCGCCGGCGTTCTCGAACCACGCCTGCGCCACCATCTTTTGCAGACGGATCTCCCCGCGCAGCTCCTCGATCCGCTTCTTGACTTCCTCGTCGGTCGGGACGGCGATCTGTGTCTCGTTGTCCGGCTGATCCTCGTCCTCGTCCGGAGGTTCCTCTCCGCGCGCCCTGGCCTCGTCTGCTGCCGCGTCCTGCTCGGCGAGCTGGTCGTGATACTGCTCGACGATCATCGCCTCACGGACCCGCTCGAGCGCGCCATCGGCGTCGAGGTCGATCCGTGCCTTGAAGTGATGCCCGAACCCCTCGATGTTCTGGACATACGCGTCGATGTTCTGGCGCAGCGCGTTCGAGAACTCGTACGCGGACATCAACCCGACCGGGTCGTACGGCGGAATGATCGCGTCGTGCTCGTTGTAGAACCGCTCGGCGTCGGTGATCGACTGGATGGCCGCAACCTCGTCGACCGACGCGCCGGAGATTACGCGGGCCTTGACCAGCGCGACGCGCGCCGAGCGGTCACCCTTGAGCGCCTCCCTTGTCCGCGCCTGTCTCCGCTGTCGCTTGCTCGGCTTTCCCGTCATCGCCGAACCCCGTTGAACTCGACGCGCGGTGTCCCGGAGGTGTAGGCCGAGACGTTGAGGCGGACCCGCGCGTACGCCGCGGTCACATCTCCACCGCCGTCGGCGATCGCCGCGATGGTTGTCCAGTTCGGATCGTTCGGCTGTCCGCCGGAACTGTAGCTGCCCTCGAGGTTGCCCGTCAGCACGGCCCCGTCGAGCTTCATGTCGTACGTGAGATTTTCCATCCCTCCCACGTCGACGGCTTCCCCTTCACCGGTGCCGTCGGTGCTCACTGGCATCGGGACGGTCAAGTTGATGAACATCCTGCTCTCCCCTGCTAGATGCGATTCCCGTTGACCTCGCAGCGCGGCTCGCCGCCGGTCCCGGCCGTGAACGCGGTCAGTCGGATCCGAACTCGTGCGTAGTGTGCGGAGATGTCCCCGCCGGCGTCGGCGCCGACGGAGTTGATGTCGGTCCAGGTCGTGCCGTCGCTCGTCGAGTAACACCCTTGAAGCTGGCCGGTGATCGTGTTGCCGTTGATGTCGACGTCGAAGGTCAGCCGGTCCAGGCCGGAGACGTCGAGCGGAACTCCCGCGGAGGCGATGACGAAGCAGCCGTCCTTCGTCGCGTCCGCCGACCAGGCCGCCGCCGCGTACGTTGCCAGGTTCCCGCCGTGCGACGGGCTCGAGGCGTCGTGTCCGACGTCCACCGTGTTCGACGCATCGCCGTCGGAGTACTCGATCACCGCGAAGTACCTCGTCCCGTTGGCGAGCGTGATCACCTCGTCCGATGGGAAGGAGAACGTCGTCAGCGTCGGCGTCCCCGTGAGGGTCGACACGTCGACCGCCTTCGAGGTCGCCAGCGCGTCGCCGGTAGGCTTTCCGGTGGTGCCGAACGACCCGGTGTGCGCGTAGATTTTCGCTACTGCGTTCCCCGTCGGACTGTTCGACTTCGAGAGCACGAACTGGACCGCGTCGAGCTGCTGTCCGTTGCCCGTGAACGACTGGCCGACAGCCGTTGTCGTGTTGTTGAGTGCGGTGTCGGCGTCGCGGTTCGACGAAGCGTAGCTGTCGCCGACCGCGATGTCACCTGCACCGTCCCTCGGCCAGTCTACGGTCAAGTTGGTGAACATCGTTCCTCCCTATTTCGTTGACGGCGGCCTTCGTCGCGGTCGGCCGCCCGACGTGTAGTAGACCGGGCCCTGTCCCTCGGTGTCCTCGTCCGGCGACTCCTCGTAAATCTTCGGCCCCTTGCTACGTATCGCCTCGACCTTGATCTGGTTCTTATCTTCTCCCGCTTCGGCCCAGCGGTCAAGCAGGTATCTCCGCGCGCCGTCGAGCGCCTGACTGAACGCGTCGACCATGTCGTCGTGCTTGCCGATCGGGAAGTCGGTCAGCTCTCCGATCAGGTTCCCCCGGCCGGGTATGTAGTCCGAGCCGTGAGGGTTGAGGTGAGAGGCGAACACGACCTGGCCCCGCTCGAGGTACGGCGTCACGTCGACGAGTCGCTGGTACTTGTTCGACCCGGGCACGACCGGATCGGTGATCCCCTCGAGGTCCGGGTACTGCTCGACGACCCAGGAGTACAAGCCAGCGAGACCGACGTCCTCGATCCGGATCTTGAACGGGTTGTATCTGGTGTACGAGTTGAATACCCAGCTCGCCTGCTGCGCCAGCGTCTGTCGGTCGTGCGACGCGTCGACGACGTAGATAGATTTGCTCTCCCGGTGCACCGCGATCACGACCTCGGCCGTGAAGTCGTTCGACTCCTTGAGCCCCTTCGCGGTGTCGTAGCTGGTGAGGAAGTGCAGCTGCTCGATCGGCGGGAACTCAGACACCGGCTTGAACTGCAACCAGTGTTGCTTGACCGGAGTGATCGACTCGTCCTGCGCGATGTTCCGGAAAGCGCGGTTGAACTCGATGGATTGGATCTCGACGAAGCGCTCGCGCAGCGCGGCCTCGGACCACTTCGCCGGCCAGAGCGAACCGAAGTTCTCGTCGACGGAGTAGGAGACCACCGCGTACGCCTCGTTCTCGATCAGCTCGTGCGACAGGTCGTCCTTGTGCCAGAGCGTGCAGATGTACCAGATCCGAGACTCGGGATCGAGGAGCTGGGTCCAGTCAGATTTCCAAGCCTGCTTGATCTGCTCGCGGAGCGCCGGCATCGTGAGCGCGTTCCGCCGGTCGACGACGTCGTCGGCGATCAGCAGGTCGGCCCGGCCGCCGGTGGCCGTCGAGGTGATGCCGAGCGCCTCGATGCTGGCGTCTCGAGATAGCGCCGTACGCCTGACGATCAGCTTGTGCTTCGTCCAGCTCCCCTCGTCCGCGGGAACCAGATTCGGGAACACCTTCCGGACTCGGTCGTTGTCCTCGATCAGCTGCTTGACCTCGAACAGCCGGTCCATCGCCTTACCGTCCGACGAGCAGACGATCTTGATCCGGAGGTTCGGGTTTCGCCCCAGCTCCCAGACGGCGCGCGCCACGATGATCGATGTCTTGCCGTGGTACCGCGGAGCGATGACGAGCAGACGCTTCTCGTTGTCCATCGCCGCCGACCACTCGTCCTGATACCACTGCACAACCAGCGGCTCACCGATCTGGTCGTCGGTGATCGCGTACTCGACGAAGTGCTGGAAGGACTCGCGCGCCTGCTGGATCCGGAGCTTGTCGAGCGCCGCGGTGCGTGCCGCCGCCTCGAGCGAACTGGCCGGAGAGATCGCGTTGTCAGGGTCGCACTTCTCGAGGTAGCCTACAGGCGGCCTATACCGCTCGTGAAGCGCCCCGACTGCGACCGCGGCCTGCATCACTTGGCGTTCACTTTCGCGCGGTCGTGTCGGAGCTGGGCTCGCTTTGCGCTGGCTGTCGACTAGAGCAATCCGCATCGCTTCATCACACCCTTACCCATACCGGGCCCGGTGTCCTGCTCTCCGTCGGCCAGCCAGGCGCGCACGGCCTCGACGTGCTTCTTCGGCACGACGATCACGATGTCGACTTCCTCGAGCCCAGCCATCCCGTCGTTGTCCTTGTCGAAGTCGGACCACTTATCCGGGTCGCCGGGCCCGTCGTCGTCGCCGTCCTTGCCGCTCCCCGTCGGGACGTAGGTCAGCAGATCCTCCCGAGCGTCCGCGTCGAACCCGGTGAGGTCCATATCGAACGCGCCGGTGTCCAGTTCGACGACTAGATCCTTGAGCGTGCCGAAGTCGACGTTCGACAGCTCGGCGATCCGGTTGTCAGCGATCAGGTCGGCCCACTCGCTCGCCTCGTCCGGATAGTCCTGGTAATCGACCGGCACCTCGGCGACGCCGAGCTTGATCGCAGCCTCGAGCCGGCCGTGCCCGCGGATCACGAACCCGGACCGCCTCGACACCGTGATCGGCGCACGCCAGCCCTGGTTCAAGATCAGCTTCGCCAGGAGCAGGATCTGCTTCTCCGGGTGTTTGTTCGGGTTGCGCGGGTGCGGTACGAGCTGGGTCACGTCGACGACGGAGTCGCACGCACAGTGTACCGCGATCCCGTCGGCGATGGTGAGGTCGACTTCCTGCTCGACCGGCTTGGCGTTCTTGCCTCGTCCGCGCTTCACCGTCGCCGCGGTCCGCTTGCCGACCTTCTTCTTCGCCGTCGCCATCGCTAGGCCGCTTTGAGCGTGCGCCGCCGAGACCGCCGCCGAGCGCGACGCTTCAAGAAGTCCTGCGCCTGTCGGCTGATCAGGTTGTGCCTGACCTCTCCCTGCCTGACCACCGCCGCGCAGATCCGAAGGTGCTTGACGAAGTACTTGGTGTCGCCCTTGGTGACCTTATAGGCCGGGAGCTTCGCCGCCAGCGCGGTCGGACTCACGAGCCGCTCTCGCTGCCAGTAGTACATTTCCATGTAGACGTGGTCGGCTCGCGCCTCGTACCGGGCCCGCTTCGCCGAGCTGCCGACGTACAGCAGTATGAAGTCGGAATCGGTGTGATACTGCCGGATGTGATGGAACTCGTGACAGATGACCGCGATCTGGACGTACAGCGGGATCGCTCCCTTGCCCGTCTCGCCAGGTTCGAACGAGAGCACAACGTACCGGCCGAGAGTGAACGAGAAGTTGTCGAGGAACCAGGCCGGATTCTTGATCCCCAAGAGGCGGAGGTCGTCGGCGACCGCCTTGATCTCCGCGGTGTCATTCTTGGTGACGACCTTCGCGTCGTGCTTCTTCTCGAGGTGCCGCACCAGCGCGCGGACGTCAGATGGTCTCGCCTTGAACATGCTACTCGCCTCCCTCGTCGTACGGGTTGTTGTCGAGCGCCACCGGTGGACCGACGTCGCGCTTGACGTTCTTCATCCGCTCACGCGACTCGGCGGACACTTCGTCGATCGTCTTGTGCCTGCGCTTCGGTACCGGGTCGGCGGGCTTCTTCTTTTTCTTCTTCGGCTTGTCGAGCTTCTTCTCGACCTCTTTCCCGACCAGCCGCATGAACCAGTGAACGATCGGAGCGAGGAGCGGCGCGATCATGACAGCCCCCCGTCGGCGTACCACGCCTCGCAGGTCGGCGCCGGGACGCAGTTGTGCTCGTCCTCGCCGCCGTACGGAAACCCGTCGCAACAGATCCAGCCGTACTCGTCGCAGTTGATGACCATCCCCCAATCGCCGTCGGTGGCGTCGCCGTCGTTGTCCTCGTAATCGCACTGTTCGACGCGGTTGTTCCGACACCTCGTCGACCCGGACTTGCACCCGTCGTCGACGCAGCCGCTGTCGAGTGCCACCGCGAGCAGCACGACCCACGGCAGCAACGCCAGGCCGATCGCCTTCGCTAACTCTTTTCCGCTCGTTCGTTCTCGCATCATGTTCTCCTTCC